CCTGAATTGTCAGGGGAATTTTTAATTAAGGGGGTACTAAACTTATAATCTCCTTCGGTATTATAAACGTCGATGTGTTCTAAACAATCTAATGGATCCGATACTTCAACAGCAATGCTTGAACTCAGACCGGGTTTCGTTTGAATATACACCCCGTCATTTGTGCGTCCCGTCCGCCCTTTTTCTTGTACCATTGATGCATAGGACAATGGACGGTGTTGAACGGTTCCATAATGACTTGCAATTTCATGAGAACCAATGACGCAAGTAACGCCATCTATAGTGATTCCTGCTCGCCCCATTTGTGTGATTACAATATGCCCTTTCTTAGGTATCGTTTTGCGAGTTCGGCTAACGACATTTATTGAAAAGTGTGGGCTATATTCATGAGCATGGGCGCGCAAGGATTCTGCTATTTTGTCACATTCTGCTTCACTTGGCTCGACGATTAATATACGTTTGTTTAACCCGAGTAACGTTGCTTGATTGTTTTTGAGAACCTGGTCTGCAATCATGCAACTATTGCCGTTAACGGGTAAACAGAGATGTTGAATAGTATGACGTTGTCGCAAAGGGGCCTTGAAAACGTCGAATTTTTCTCGCAAAATATTAAAAGAAGGTGTTGCAGTCGAAACAACTCGCCAAAAATTTCCTAAACGGATCTTTTGATTCAACCATAATTGTTGTGGTTGTTCGAAGTGGAGCTCATCGAGTTGGAACAAAACTCGATTTGGCCCAGCGGCGGCCATGTGCACGCTGAGTCGAGCCCAGATTGCCTTCGCGTATCCGTAAGTCATTATAAAAGTTCCGCCTGTGTAAGCTGTCAGCCAGGGCATAGCCCTGCTAGCTTTAATTGCACCTGGAATATTGACTTCCTGCAATAAAATACGGGTGGGAACCAAGATTATGTGGAAAGTAATTGGCAAGACATGTTGACTTTCTCGTACAAATTGAGGGAAAAAATATGTTTTACCTGTGCCTGTCGGTGCATCCAAAATTAGTGCTTTGTTATGGCTGGTCTTCAATACCGTTAAAAAATCATCGGTTATTGTGCGCCACTCTGACCCTTTCAGGCCGGCTTCGCTCATTGCGTTATAAATTGAATACGAAGCAGGGGTCATAAACCCCTGAACGTAATTAACGAATGTAGCGGTCTGTTCTAGCCAGCGTCCCATATCCAGTCTTAAAAATGGCAATAAGTCTGGTAATGAGAGTTGTTCAGGGACCAAAGCTAACAAATGCACTGCCGCCTGTTTATATCCCCCATATTGATCCTTTGGCACCATGTTGCTGATGACCGCGTTACCCCTACCTCTATCCAACCAATAAGCATAGGACAGCCAACTGTACAATCGCCGAGTGCCTGAGTTGTACAAGTCGAAAAAGAGCCCAAATAAACTTGTGGCTCCTGCTGGAATGGCACTAACTGATAAAGCTAGGCCACTATATATTATTGACAATATGCTCATTCGGAAACGCCATTTCACTGATTGTTGAACTACGAAAGACGTGGGATTCGGGTGTGCGAGTAATTTTTCCTGCAGTCTTGGCATTTTATGCCGGCAAAATAGTTCGATATCTGTGCAACCAAAGAATGGACTTTGGCGGGCCAATGCCACCATGTCACTTTTCTTTAATAAAGGGATGCCTGCACATTTATCTAATGAACCATTTTCAGTCTTTTGCCAGTCATATTCGGTATTGCGCCAGAAAATGAATTCTTCCACTTGGAATGTGGGCTTCCAGCCCTTTGCTTTGACCGGTAGGTCGTACAAGGGTATGTCTGGGAGATCCCAAAATTCTGGATCCAAGCTATTGAGAGAGCTTCGAAGGGCTCGTAAATTGCGATCGACATTATAGAATGCTAAATTGTAAGCATCCCAATATGCCAACCACACTGGGACCAATCCCTTGGTGCTCATTGGAATATTCAAAGGCGCGTACCATTGACGCATGATTTTTGAATACGAAGGCATTTTGAGTTTGCGCATTTTTCGTAAACGCTCTAAAACGACCGGCTGTTTAATTTGCCCTAAGTACCAATCCCGCTCTTCTCGCAGGAATTGGTATATATCAGGGTGATGTGCACACAGCTGGGCGTAGCCATTGATACGATCAAGCATATACTCTGCCCTCGTGAAAGGATCTCTGGAAGCAGCTTTGCGTCGATGCATACCATCTTGCTTAAGTCCGGCGTATCGCATGAGTAAGGTTTTTCTATTGTGCGTGGCTTTGTACTTTAGGTTTGACGTGTCAATGCCATAACTTTCAAGTTCTTGGAGATCTTCCGGTGTCATTGGAAATCCTGTCTTGCTCAGGAATTCAATGCCTGTAACTTTAGTAGATCGATCCTCGATTCTGAATGTTACGCCTGACAGTTCATATGCTGTGCGACAAAATGCCTCTTCATCTAGAGGCTCGCTGCAATGAAAGAAATTATCGTCGCCCACATTTTCCAATGCCATTGAGCCCAGGACTTCCTGGGGGCTCATATTCCAAATCTTACAAAGTGTTGCGATTATGACTATTTGGAGAGTCTCAGTATTGTCTTCTGTCACAGATTCATGGCCCGTCATCAAACCTCCGAATTTCCACATAGTCCGTTTTGGACTACCTGGTTTTGCCCAGAGATTGACTAGATGTGCTTCCATGAGTGATTGTTCCATGACATCTAATACTGAAGCAATGCGCTCGTAATCGGGATGCCACGCATAGCCCAATTTACGAATACGCGTACTGATGTTCATGATCTGTCTGGCCACAGTACTGTCATATTTTGTGCCGTCCAAAGAATAATGATGGTTGAAACGCTCTGCATCTTGATATAGCCGGTTGAATGCCGACCCAGTGAGTGGCATGCCAGGCTTTCCTGGGCTATGCCACGGATCACGACGATCATTGATGTCGCCATTTATAATTCGCCCTCGAACCTGTATGTGTACAGGAACGCCTAGAATGGTTCGTAAATTGCTTAAACTCCCTCCTTGGGCTGGGTCTATTTTATGGCGAGCTACTACATACGACTTTGGGAAAACGTGAACTACGCTGGGATAAATTTGATCAGCGTAGAACAGGTCCACTCCGGCCTGAGCGGCCTTTTGAAGAGTGCCTGTTTTCCACATGTCTTTCTTGGTCTTTAAATGTAGTAAAGGGATCCCTGCACTGGCATTCAGATTTTTAATAATTTTCCGAAGATTTCTAGGGCGTGTAGCCCAATCGCTATTTAGCAGATTTGAGTGCGCGTATAATCGTGGATTTTGCCAATATAACGCACTGGCAATGTTATCGCGCTCCTCTTCCGTTAATGGTGTCTTAGGATCGTCTCGAGGCCCATAACGTTCCATGGATTGCCATAAGGCTTCTGCTGATGCGAGTTCAAGGCCATCGATTCCTTCTGGAATGGAATCGAACAATGGATGGTGTTTGCGGTTGTAGCTCAAATGAATATCATGGTAAGGGTTCCCATTGAATTCACGGACTAATTCCGTTCTATCAATGAGAGTATGAGGATCACAGTCTAGAGGGCTAGCTAGTAATCTAGCATGCCAATCTAGTGCTTCCTCATAACTTGACTTTACCCATTCTTGTCGACCTGTTTTAGTCAGTCGAGTCCTTGCCGCAGAGAGTTTATTCGGTACACGATATGGTAAGAGAGGCGCCCAGGCTACCTTTACGCGCTCTCGTGTCTTAATTCCATATCGTCCCATCCACCGGCTGACTTTGCGCACGACCGAGATCGGAGGCTCCACCATTGCA